GTATTCCACCTAAATTTAAAAACTTTGCTGGCATAGGTACGGCAAGTGAGCTTAAAGAATCTGGTCGAAGTGCTATTCAAGAATACATGCAACAGTTTGATCCATGGAATGTAAATAATATAAAACCACTTTCTTCTAAATCAACATCTAAAAGTACATCTACTGTTAGATTAACTGAAGATAATGTTGATGAACTTTATGAATCTGAATTAGATGCATTAAATAATAATGACTGGACAAAACATAATCAATTACTTAAAGAAACTAGTTTTGAACAAGCACATGAATCAGATTTTTCTGAATTAAAAGATATTTATAATAGCGGTGATTTAAAACCAATTAATTCTTTTAGAGGAGAAAGTTCTTTTCTTTCTAATATGAGTGAATCTTCTTTTAAATTTGGCGATGAAACTTATCCAACTGTTGAGCATTTTTTCCAAGCAATGAAGACTACTAATACAACTGAACGTGCAAAAATTCTTGCTGCTAAGACAGCAGGAGAAGCAAAGAAAATTGGTAGAACAGTAACTCTTAGAAGTAATTGGAATAAAATACGTGAAGAAGTAATGGAAGCTGGACTTCGTGCAAAGTTCCAACAAAATCCAGAATTAAAACAGAAGTTAGTTGATACTGGTTTTGCAGATTTAATTGAAGGTAACACTTGGGGAGATACTTTCTGGGGTCAAGTAAATGGCAAGGGACAAAACAAACTTGGAAAGCTTCTTATGAAAATTCGTGATGAACTAATGAAGGGTAACTAATGGCTACATTTGGTCAAATGACTGATGAAGTATCGCGTAAGTTAGCAGGTTTTACACTGCGTCAAGATCGTCAGACACACCTTACTGCTGCCGTTAATACAACGGCTACTAGTATTACTGTTGCTTCTGCTACTAATATCTCAACTGGTATTATTCAAATTGATGACGAACTTATTTATGTAGATTCATATGACCGCAATACTGGTGTACTTAGTATTCCTCCTTATGGTCGTGGTTACAATGGTACAACTGCTTCTAGTCATGCAGTTGGTACACGTGTAATTGTATCTCCTACCTTCCCATCTGTTGATATTAAAGAAGCTATTAACGATACTATTCAAGCTGTGTTTCCAGATCTATATGCTACTGATACTCATACGTTTTCTTACTCAACAGCTAGATCAACGTATGCTTTACCAGATGAAGTAGAAACTGTACTTGGAGTATCTTTTCAAACTACTGGTCCATCTAAAGAATGGCTTCCTGTTCGTGGTTGGCGTGTTGATCCTATGGCTAACACTAGTGCTTTTAATTCTAAAAATAGTATTAGCTTATACTCTGGCATAGAACCTGGAAGAACTGTACAAATATTTTACACTTCTGCTCCAGTTGTAATGGATAATAATGATGATGATTTTGAAATTGTTACTGGCTTACCGCAATCTTGTAAGGATGTAATTGTTCTTGGTGCTTCAGCGCGGCTAGCTTCATTCGTAGATCCAGGTCGTTTGACCTTTGGTTCTGCTGAGTCTGATCAACAGTCACAAATTGCTGGTCGTTCTTATGGTGCTGGTACTAACACTGCTAAGTATCTACTTGCATTATATGACAAGAGACTTGCTGAAGAAAGTCGAAAGTTAACTGATCGTAACCCAACTAGAATCCACTTTACAAGATAGGTAAATCATGGCACGCAATTACTCTTCCATTGCATCTGAGAAAGCATTAGCAGGTAACGTATCTAACATTGCTACTCAGATTACTCTTGACAACATAACTAATCTTCCTAGTCCACCGTATACTTTGGTACTTAACCCAGACACGGCAATTGAAGAAATTATTACTGTTGATGCAGACCAGTCTGGTGTATCTGCACCAACTTTAAAGGTTACTCGTGCTCAGGATGGCACTACTGCACAGACACACACTGCTGGGCAGATAGTAAAGCACATGATTACTGGTCGTGACTTGCAAGATGCACAGAACCACATTGATGCTACTGCTGTTCATGGTGCTACAGGAGCTGTAGTTGGTACAACAAACACACAAACTCTTACTAACAAAACATTAACTACACCAAAAATTAATGAGAATGTTACTCTTACTGCTACATCAACAGAGTTAAATGTACTTGATGGTATTACTGCAAGCACAGCAGAACTTAATATTATGGATGGTGTACTTGCATCTACTGCTGAACTTAATTATGTTGATGGAGTTACATCTAGCATTCAAACACAAATAGATGCTAAAGCACCTAGTGTTAGTCCTACATTTACTGGAACAGTAGTACTACCATCAACAACTTCAGTAGGAACTATAACATCTACTGAACTTAGCTATGTAGATGGTGTTACTTCTTCTATTCAAACTCAATTAAATGCGTTAAGTGCTGCTATTACTGTTGCAGTACCTGCTGGTGTAATTGCTTCTTATGCTGGTGCTAGTAACAATATACCTGCTGGTTACTTTTTATGTGATGGGCAAACAATATCACGTACTACGTATGCAACGCTATTTGGTGTAATTGGTACAACTTATGGTGCAGGTGACACTACAACTACATTTAATGTTCCTAACCTAAAGGGTAAAGTTCCTGTTGGACTTGACTCAACTCAAGTAGAGTTTGATGCACTTGCTGAAACTGGTGGAGTAAAAGAAGTAACTCTTGACGTAACACAAATACCAGCTCATAATCATAGTGGTCAAATTGTATTTGATTCAGGCAATGATTATGGCAGTGGAAGTAGTGGTGTTACAGCCAATGGTATTGGTGATTCTCAACCATCGGTTGGTACAACTGGTGGCGGATTGGCGCACAATAACTTGCAACCATACATCGTAGTCAATTACATTATTAAATTCTAAGGAGCATAAGTGCCTACTTATGACATTACAGAAGATGTCCCGATTGACCTTGCTGTTACATCAACAGAAGCAACATTTAATTTAACTGATATAGCTTACGATATTGTTATTGATGATCTACCATTTATTGTTGCTGTTAATAATCAGAATCCATATCGTCGTGAGACTGCTCCATACAAGAAGGATCAGTTTGATAACAGTCCAGAACCTGGCGAGCAATCGCTTACTGGTTGGTGGCTACGTTCACAAACATCTTGGCATAATGGTAGCGGTATTTCATTCTATGAACCAGGCACAGACTTGGAGCATGTAACGCATAGGTTTGCTGATAGTCGCGGTATAGATGTATGGACTATTGGAGAAGCTACATTACTTCCAGATGTATTTCATGCGTACACAGGTGCTGCTGGAATCAATGCTGCTACTGGCAACAATGCTGGTACTGATGTACTTGTATCTGGTGATGCTAATGGTGTACTAAAAAGAATTACCCTTAATGATAACTCTGCCGCTACAACTGCAAACTATGTCCACACAGCAACTTCATACCCACAGGGACATAGTGGTTCTGATTTCCCATTTACCTCAGTAACAACATCTGGTGGAAAATACTACGCTACTTGCACTGGTGCTATACATAGAGGAACTGTTGGTACATTAGATTCTGATGTGGTATTTGCTAGACATAGTGCTACTACAAATGCATTTGTTAAGTATGCTAAAGGATTTATTTTCTTTGGTGAAAATCATGTACTAAATCTTTTGGATGACAGTCAAGGAAACACTAACGCACACAGTGGGGCACTACCTGTTGGCAAACAATATGACTCCAGAACTCACCTTGATTCTACCTTTGTTTGGAATGACATTGCTGGTGGACAAACACACATTTACGCTTCAGGAAATGCTGGTAATAGCGGTGAGATTTGGAAGATACCTTTTGATGGTACGCCAACATCCACAAATAATGGAACGTTACTTCCAGACGTATCTAGTTCAACTGTAAGTGTTACCCTTCCTGATGGTGAGTTAGTTAAAGCAATTCACTTCTACTTAGGATACTTAGTTGTTGGAACCAATAGGGGAGTAAGAATTTGTTCAATTGGTACTGATGGTGATTTAATTCTTGGTCCTTTGTTAGTTGAAACTTCTTATCCAGTTAATGGATTTACTGAACGTGGTACATACATTTACGCTGCGACTAAAGCAGATGCTGGTGCTTACACAAATGCCATACTAATTCGTATTGACTTAACTCAATCATTTAATGATGGAACTTTTGCATACGCATACGATCTTGAGTATCAGACAAACTTACAACCATCAAGTTCAGAAGCAACTGAAGTATATAACTTAAACAATCGTTTAGTTATGGTTGTTCAGGAAGATGGAACTGGTGAACTTCAAGTTGAACATAGTTCACTTAAGCGTTCAAGTGGTTGGTTACAAACAGGTAAGATTCGTTACGGTACGGTTGAACCTAAGTTCTTCCGTTACCTAAACGTACAGTGCACAACTGGTCAAGGTGACAACGTTACCGTGTACACCATTGACAAGAATGGAACTACAAGTTCACTGGCTATCTTGTCCGAGGGTCTAAGTAATCAAGATGTACTTATGACTAGTACTCTTGAAAACAAGCAAGAATACATATCCCTTAAGTTTGTATTTAACAACGTAACAGATGACCAAGAACTACCAGTACTTGAGGCTTACCAGATTAAGGCAGTGCCAGCTACACGTCGTCAACGTTTGTATCAGTATCCACTATCTTGTTATGACAATGAGATGGATAGATACAACTCTATCTTTGGCTACGATGGTCGTGCTATGGAATATATCCAGCGCATTGAAGCTATTGAAGAGACAGGTAAGTTTGTTAATGTAACTGACTACCGTACTGGTGAAAAATATAATGGCGTAATTGAAGAAGTTAGATTTAGTAATGAATCTTCTCCAGATAAAAATAGTAGTGGCTTTGGTGGCACATTACTAGTAACAGTTAGGAAACTATAAATGAGTAAGAAGCAAATCAAAGACATCTCAGGTCGCATGGTAGCTGTAGTTATTGCATCCGTTATGGGTACCCTTGGTGCTGGTGCACTACTGGGTATTGATACTTGGAAGTCTGCTGCACTAGCAGCAATCATGGGTGTTGCAGTTGTATCTGAATCTTTAGCTCGTGGCTATCTTGGTGATGGTAGACTTGATGATAAAGAAATCAATGACTCATTTGCTAAAGCTAACGAGAAGAAGTCTAAGTAACAATTGAAAAGAAAAATCCAGTTAGGGATTGTTTCTTTTATTGTAGGTTCGTTAATGGTGTTCAGTCCAACTGGTGCCTTCGCTGAATCAGCAATGACTACAATCATCTGTGCTAACGAGCAGGGTGAAGAGCGTACGTATCAAGTTGGATGGGATAACAGTAATCAATTCTTTAATGGTCGTGGTGAAATACCAAGGCTATGGTGTGAGGGTGGATATGCTGGACCATACACAACGTACGTTAGTGATGAACTACCAGTAGATAGTCCACTCAGATACTACAACGGTATTGCTCCGTCACCCACTCCTGTCGTTATTGAACCTACGCCAGAACCTACGGAGACTGTAGAACCTGAGCCAGTCCCAAGTGTTGTACCAAGTTTGGACCCAGAGCCAACGCCAATACCTGAACCTACTCAAAGTGAATCACCATCCCCTGAGCCTATCATAGAACCAGTCCCAGTAGTAACCCCTAGTGTTACACCTGAACCAGAGCCAACTCCTATTCCATCAGAATCTGTGGAAGAAGTTGTAGAAGTTGAGCCTGACCCTTCCCCTACTCCTATAGAAGCTCCAACCCCTGAAATAGTCCCTGAAGAAACCCCAGAACCAGAGCCTACAATAGCGATTGCTGCCCCTGTAAGCGACACAGAGCAGTTTTTAGAAGAGGTTAGTATCCAACTACCAACCTACCTAGAAAATGTACCTGGAATTGTACAGATTGCAGCTGCTGCTGAGGCAATTATGGCTATCGGAAGTGACATGACACCAGAAGAAAGAGAAGAATCTCAAGGTGTCGTAGTGGCTGCAGTAATCGTAGGTCAACTAGCTCAAGTCAGGAGACTTAAGTAATTGTTTAACAAGATCAAGAAGTACTTTAAAGAAATTACGGCTGAGACATACACCTTGGTCGGACTCGGTATTGCTTACTTTACATTAGATGGCAGTGCAAAGAAAGTTACAGGAGTTTTAATCATGGTTGGTTTTATTCTGTGGCTAGTAACTATACCATTAAGAGAAGAGGATGAAGACTAATGGCTTTGCCAATCAAAGATGGAAAGATCACATGCGAATATAAACGCCGTGGGAAGATGTGGTCAAAAGGTTACCACACGGGCTGTGACTTTGCAGTGCCAGTAGGTACAGAAGTTCTTGCAGTTGCTGATGGCGTAGTTGCTAATGCTAACTGGGGAAAATCATATGGCGTACAAATTGTAGAAGCCTTGCCTGATGGAACATTCTTTATCTATGCTCACTTAAGCAAGTCGCTGGTCAAGCCAGGCGATAAGGTTTCCAAAAATCAGGTCATCGGAAAATCTGGTAATACAGGTAACTCATCAGGTCCCCATCTTCACGTAGAGCTCAGAAATGGACCTCGCTGGAGCACAAGCAAAGACTTAGACCCAAAGGGAGTATTAGCACTATGAGTGGTATTTTATTTAAAGATGAATCAGGTAAAGCAAAGCAATCTATTCCACCTAAGACTTGGACTTATGTAAAGTTTCAAGGTAAAGATAAATTTGTAGTTCCTGAAACTGGTGTATGGGAATGGACTGTAGTACTGCGTGTTGAGTATCCCGCTGGTGCTGGAGATGTACTACGTGGTCGTCTATGTCGTTACCCAGGTACAGATCAGTTAGATGAGACTGGTCACGATGACAAGAACACATATGGTTGGGCTGGTTCTACTTACCATTCTCACTGGTCACATACTATTGACTGTAACCCTAAGATGCCTATTGGTTTTTGGGTGTGGCATAACGGTGCTGCACCTATAGTACTTGATGGTCGTCAGATTAAAGCTAAGAAAATTTAATAGATAATAAATTATAATCCCCTCTGGGGTAGTAGAGTATGAACTTAGTACCTACCACCCTAAGAGGGGTTATTTTTTTATGTATTACTTAGGTAGTCTTCATCTTTTACTGGTGGATTACCACCAAGTATCTTGACCATTTTGTTGACTGCTCTGTTAGCTTCCATCATCACTGCTTTTTGTGACTTGTCAGCATCTACTCGTTCTTGTAGTTCAGCACCGTCTACTTGCTCACCATAAAATAAATGAACTAATGATTTCTCTCTGTCATTTAGTTTATCGAAAGCAACTTTGACATCAGAACTAAATGCCATAAAGTCACCTGACTCTGCTAGTGCTTTACTGGTACGACCCATGTTACTTAGTGTGTTATTAAACTTAGTCCAGTCATCACTAAGTACAGCAGGAATCATAAGCTTAATGAACTGCTTGTTGTACCAGAAGTTATCTTCTGCATTGTAACCAGACTTATGTGCTTTTTCTTTGATGCAATAGTCTAATGCTGAATTACGTAGTGATCTAGCGAATAGTTTATCTCTATCTTTCTGATTAGGTAGAGCTAACCATTCTTCTATTTTGTTTGGATGTTCAGCAAACCATAGCCACAGTTCTTGTTCAATGTCTTCACGTTCAACCATTGCGTATTTACGTTTAAACTCTGAACCAATCTGCTTGACCATGGCATGGTACATCTCATAAACAATTCCATTAGAACTCATACGTCTTACCCTCGACTACAAAAGATCGTCCATTGATAGGAACAACAACAGGAGTTACGTTACCTCTACGTATGTAGAGAATAGTAAATGCCTGTTGCCAGTTAGCACTACCAGTATTTAGATATGACGCTTGGCTAAGATCCATAAGGTGTCCGACTTCAACTCCGTAGAGACGACTGTGAATCTTGCCGTTGTAACCTTGGTGCTCATGTTGAATTCCCGCTCGATGCGTATGCCCACAGACAACTGAAGACCCAATCTTGCGAGCCAAAGCCAGAGCCGTGCCGCCAGCTTGCCTTGAGATGTTGCCTTCATCTCCATGTGCCAGTACCCATCCTGGCGTAAACTCCCATAGTTTATCGTGATAGGTAATTTCGTTTTCGCTGTAATGTAAAAGCTTGGAGTATTCCAATTCCCGCAGACTTGCAAGGGCGGGAGCGTATCTTTTAACATAATGTTCGACTCTGTCACCGTGGTTACTCCTCATTGTGTGGAAAGGCTTATCGCCTAGTTTGTTTTTAAACTCTTTCATAATAGCAGCAGTACGATCTAGACCTGCTTGCAATGTACCTTCATACTCACCAGCTAATCCTTTGTTCCATCGTGATGGTTCAGGACTATCTGCTTCATCACCAACACAGAAGAGTTCATCTGGTTGGTAGTCACTTACAAAGTTTTGTACTGCACGTACTGATCGTGGATCATGGTAAGGAACTTGCATATCTGGAATCACTACAACTGTTTTCATATGTACCTACTTAGTATTATCCCACTTGCCTTCAATTACTAGTAAAGCAATTAAGGCATAGTTAAGGATGTCAATGAATGTATCTTCAATAGCTTCGTTCTTTGGTTCTTTATCATTAGATAGTAAATGATTTAGTCTTGCTACCTTGTCGTGCAGTCTTACACTTAGTCCGTTCAATGGTCCACCTGGAGCATCAGAGATGTTAGTTGGTCCATAGTCTTCATGCTTTTTAATTAACAGATCAATAGCTTTGCGGGCTATAACTGCAGCTTCAAACTCTAATGGTGGTTTCACTTTAGCACTGGTCGCTTTAACGTAAGCGTCAATCCGTTCGAGTACTTCACGTTCGTTACTTCCAGTCCCATGTTTATCAGGGCTTGGAAGATGTGATTGATCTCTTGCTCGCTGAACTCTTGCATCGTTGTACTCCTTTAGTTTTAATTCATGTTCTTCTAATTCTTTTAAGTCTTGCTTAGTACTCATGCTGCAATCTTTTCTGTGAAGTAACCAGATCCATTGCGTAAGTACATTGAGTTAACATCCTCACCATCTGGCATCTGCATAATGATAACACTATTAAACTCTTTACTTAAACTCTTTGCAAAATCAGAGCCAGGCTGATCACCATCAGCAAACACATAGATAGTCTCAAAGTCTGCCAGTAAGCGTCCGTAGTGCCGTTTCCAAGCATTAGCTCCAGGCACACCCACAGCAGGAATACCGCAAGAATAACTAAGAGTGATAGCATCTATTTCTCCTTCACATACTGCAATAAAATTACCTGCTACATGCAAGGCATTTACATTGTATAGTCTGGTTGAAGTTCCTGCCATACCCATGTACTTAGGTTCTTCTGGTCCCATTGATCTAAACCTTATATCAACTACGCCTGTTGGCGTAATGTAAGGGATAGCTAATCTATTTATAAATTGTTCTTGTCCAGGCAGTGGATCAGCGACGACTCCTAATCGAATCTTTTCCGCTATCTCTAGACTTATTCCTCGTTGTGCTAGATATTCTTCTGCCAATGGTAGGTGTTGCTCGTAATGATTTGTAGCTTTCTCCAGTAATACCTTCTGCGATCTTGATAGCTTCATTGTATTTTACTCCTTCATGTAGTTTGATTACGTTAAATGCATTGCCTTTAATTCCACAGCCGTGACATACAAAGATGTTGTCTGTTACTGATACACCTGCTGATGCGTGACTATCACTATGGAAAGGGCATTTAATCTTTTGCCAACTACCGTAGTCTCTTCTTAGTCTGCCACCATAATGCTCTATGATTGCAGCAATAGGTGGTACATCCATTAGTATCCTGCTTCTTCTATTAGTTTAAACCAGATGTTTACTGGCATGGTTGCATACCATAGTCCAACATCTTGTGTTCCTTTTTTCTTATGAATCACTACACCTGTATCAGCTTTGTCGTTAATCATTTCTACTTCTAGTTCTTTTAACCACGCTGATAGTTCCATCTTGACACAGTTCTTTACTTCAAGTACAACTCCAGGCACACCTGCAATGTCACCTCGATCATTGACTCCGTTAAGAGATCGTCGTTCGACATGCTTACGTCCTTTACTTACTAACCAGTTAACCACTGCTGTTTCAGCAGCCGTACCTTTTTGTTTACTTTTGCTCATGGCATTCACAATCACATTTCAATGTATAGTTTTGTATGTTGTTAGTAAATTCTTTAGGACATTTACTGTGCTGCTGCTCTGTATCGTGACCAAGACACCAACCGAATTTACTCATCGTCGTCGTCGTAGTCTGGTGTGTTATTGGTATCCCAATTAATACGCTCCACTTGGTACTCCTAGTTCTACTATCTTTAGATGTTGTTTGTATCTGATGTCATTTGATATTGTTAGTTCTTCTTTTAATCCACGATTAGCTGCTCGTAAAAAATCTATATCATCTAATGCTTTTTGATATAGTTCTTCTAGTGTTAGTTCTTCTTTGGGATTAGGATTGTCACGGACATAAGCTCCGTTTACACCTTTCATCTTGCTTCTTCCATGTCTGCTATAAACATATACTCTGGATTAAACTGTAACCATACTGGTGATTTACCAGACTGATCTGCTTTACCGTACCTGTTCTTAACTGCAGCCACACCTAGTAACCCACCACCATTCTGTCCAACGGTAAGGATAAGCGCAGGTAACTGTGCTACCTTGCCTTGCAAGGATGATCTTGGTTGGCAAGGGTCTCCGACATAACCTTCTTGTGTGTGATGTAACACTAGAATAGCGGCGTTAGTATCTCTTGCTAAGTACTTAAGTTCTTTAAGTGCTGATCTCATGTTACTGAATTCTTCTCCGCCGTCCATACTAATATCCATGAGGTTATCAATAACAATTAAGGCAGGTGCTTCTCCAAGTAACTCCTCAATCGCGGTAACCTCATCGTCGATATCACTAAGACTAGGGGCAGAATCAAAGCTCCAATAAATATGACTGGCAAGAGCAAGGTTATTCCTAGAATTGTCTGTGTCTTCCGATATGATTTTTTCTGCTTCACTTTGTGATACTCCCGTGATCATAGAATACAAACGCATAGCCATAGTGTGTGCATTAGTATCCGCTGATAGGTATAGAGTTGGTGCTTGCATACGTAATGCTAAAGCCAAAGCAAGCGTAGACTTACCAGCACCTGGTGTGCCAGCAATCATACTTACTTCTGCTCGTCTTAATACAATTTGATTTGTATCAAATGTCCTGAATACTGTAGGCATTGGCTCACCACCAATGTCAGGACGACCTACTGCTCTGCTTAATGTTTTCATTTATCTCCAATAATAATTGAGAGGGTAGGTAGCCTTCCCCACTACACTACCCTCTCAAACTTAGGTGCTACTAGAACGTAGCGTACTCAGGCGTGTTCTTCTTTAGATAGATTGCCTTGCATTGATCTGGTGTACCCTGTGGTGTTGGACACATGAAGGCTTTGTAGTGTCCATAAGGTCCTTCACCTTCACGCTTAGTCATTACACCATGGATACAAGACTTAGTTGCTGTACCTACACCAGCTACTGTTGCTACTGGTGGTGCTACAGGTGCGAACACTGCTGGTGCTGGCTGTACTGAGATAGGTGTCTCACTAATTACTGTGCCACCTAGCGCAGCAACCACTGTATTGACTCCTGTGTTACTGGGTTGACTGGGTTGCATTCCAAGAAACAACTCTTCCATTGCAGCAATACTGTTGTTAATTCCATTACCAATTAGTGCATTGATGTTAGCTTCAAACTCAGTAGCATCGTTACCACGAACGGTAATGATAGTACCTACCTTGGTCTTTACGTTTACTACGTAACTACTTTCCATTCTTATCTACTTTCTTTGTTGTTGTTTTCTTTGGTGAAGATGGGTGTCTTTCTTTTGCTTTTGCTTTACGCGCTTCTGTTAATTCTTTTGTTGCTTGATGAATTAATAATTGCATAACATCTAACTCTGCTAATGCTTCATCTAATTCATTTTGAATAAAGTCAAACTTACTTTTGCGAACGAACACTTGCTATCCTTTTCTCTTGTACTTGCATTCATCTTTAACATTACACATTACACAATGATTAAGGTTGGGCATAAACAATTCTGCCCTACGTGCAGTGTCAAACTTAGTAACTATCTCTATGATATCTTCTTTGCTAATGTAATCAAGGTCAATCAACTCATCTGTCTGTCCAGTTCTACCCATCCAGTATGCACCATACCGTGGTCTAATGCCAAACATTTCTTCCATACCTGCAGCATAGAAAGCTAACTGTAAGTCAGACGATGGTGTTCTTGCACCAGTCTTAATGTCTACTACAATTAGTTCGCCATCTTCATTGATCATTACTCTATCAATGTGCATCTGTACTGGTATGTCATTCCAAATGGGTGTAAGTCCTAGTTCAATAGCTGGTACTCCAGGTTGTGGTTCCCATAATACTAGTGGATGTGTGCCGTTACGCCATGTAATCCAAGAGTCAACCATTGCCGCACCATTAACGTTCCACCAATCTCCATCTTCTTTATTTGGATTAGCTTTAGTTGCACGACCTGATGCTCGCCATTGTGCTTGATCAACACCTGTTTTTGTCAGTTGTTCTTGTTGTTGTGCAGCCCATGCTGCGTCCCAATACTTATTCATTACTTACCTTCTGCTTGAAATAGTTCTTTATCATACATCTCTGTTGCTGTATGTACTGCACTACCACCTGCAAGATACCACGTTGGTTGCTCTATTACTTTTTCTACACGGGTTAGATAGTACTTCCAACCACAGTCAAGGTAAGTTGTTAGTGATGAATAAGATACGTGTGCTGGTAGTTCATGTCCGTTAATAACTATCATACTTTTTATTCCTGTCATAGAAATCTTCTTTAGCTCTACTGAGCATCATGTCTTCAATGTGCGCTTCGATACGATCATAGCATGACTCGCAGACATCTTCATCTTCTTGCTTGTATAGTTCTTCTATGTCTAACTCACAGCATTCCATTTAAATTCCTTTCAAGAACCCTGAGGTCCATGCTTGTTCTAATTTAATGTTGTACTTTCTTCTCCATTGACGGCGTTCATAGACGGACATACCACCCCAGAAACCCCACTCTTCGTGTCTAATACCCCAGTCTCTACACTTATCAAGAACATCACAACTTCCACAGACTTTCCTCAGCTGTGGATAAACATTATCTTTTGCCCATGCATTGTCTTCGTTGTTCTCTCCTACTGGGTAGAAGAAGTTAACATCCATACCTTCACATGCTGGTAGTTCATTCTGATTCACTTGAAACATCAAACACATCCCCTGTGTATGGATCATACTTACATGTAGTTAAACTTTTGAACCACATAGCTTCACCTTCCATAACAACTTCATTAATCTTTTGTAAATACTCTAATGTATCTGGACTTAGTAACACTTCAGCTTTGTATCCCATGATAGCAAAGTGATCTGCTTCTAGTTCTTCTGTTCTGTATCCTACAATTTCAATTACATTATCATCAAGATCCATTGCTAACTCCTAGTAATTGTAATGCACGTGACTTAACTGCTATGTCTGTGCCAAGAATCATCTTGCCAGCCTGCTTACTGTAGTCTTTACTGAAGTGATCAGTAGCTTCTACGATAGCTTGGAACGCACCGAACTTAGTGTTCTTAATGTTATGCTGCGTGTCTGTCTCACCTAGCCATACATTTAATGCACTAGCTCTGCTTCGTTCTGTTCTTGTCTTAGATGTACGTTCACCTGCACTAAGCATCTCATATGGTGAGAACTCAATCTTACTAGGTAGTGGGTACACTCGCTTGATAAAGTTCTTGAACTCTTCGTTACTGAATTCAATTGAACGTAGGTATGATGATACTGTTGCATACTTCTGAACGTCTTCGTTCATAATCTTAAATGCTTTTCTGATATCATCTGGGTTGATGCTACTGTTAGGGCTATGCTTAACACGATAGTAAATACCTTTAGCTTTACCACTCATCATGGCTGCATTGATTTGATTAGTGCAGCTTAGACGATTGACAACTGGTGTCATTTGGAATGGCATACTACCATCGTGTGATGTACGTGCAATTACATATGCATTGTGTGGATCATCACCAACTGTTACGTTAGCTGGTAGTTCAATGGTTGCCCATACTACGTTGCCACCTTTGAGTTCACCTGCTGCACCATAACGTGCATCACTATTCTGAACGATGTCGTCAAGGCATGAGAAGATCTCATCATTCTGTAATACTTTGTATCGTGAACCTACTATTGCTAGTGGTTCAACTCCTGCATTAGTCCACTTAACTGTTGCGTACCTATCTGGTACTTCAAGTGGATCTGTTGCATTAATAAATACATTTTCTAATGTAACTTTCCAGTCAAGTCCAGCTTGTACCATTAGGTCATGTGCTGTATTAACTTCATACTCACAGTGCGTACCGATTACTGTGTATGGATTACGTCTAGTCATTCTGTTCCTCTATCATCTCTGCGAATGCAGCATCAATGTCAATGTCTGCAAACTCTTGCTCAACTAATTCATCCATGGCTTCTTGTCCATAGTCATAAGCACTAGCTAGTAGTAGTACTGCTAGTGTTTCTGCATCTTTAATTGCTTCTGTACGTTGATTGCGTTTAAGTAACTGATAGATTTGGTATAAACCTTGAAGAAAATCAAGGGCAATCTTGTCAGTTAATTGTATGCCTACAATCTCTGGGTAATTTTCTTTTTCGTACCAACCAAACGGGTCGCTAAACCACGGCTCGTCTTTGATGTTCATTAAATCTCCTGTGCTTCTACTTTTTCAATCTCTTCGTTCTTTGTTATCCATTCATCTTCATCTGCTTTTTCAATCAATTCGCTTAAGCAGTATGCTTCATCGGCTTGATCTTCTGCATCATCTTCATCACGTGCAGTTACTTGCACTGTTACTTCTACTTCTTGATAGCGTGTCAATGTATATGTAACTGCATATTCTCTACGCATAACTGGTATTTCAAAGAACTTAAGATCTTTATTTACTTCATAAGCCCAGTCATCATACTCGCTACACCAATCCATCTCTTTTGCTTTTTCATAGATAGCATTGGTAATTTTGTAGCCATCTTCCATGACTTCATTGATCTTGTCAGTCATTTCTTTCTGTGTGTAGTACACAGTACCGCTGCTTGTCTTAATCATTCCATACCTCCAACTTGCACTCGAATTTAAATAGATCTTCATCGTGATGTGGACACCAAGCAAAGTAACCTGGTGTCACATGTTGAAACTCAACAGGTGTGTTGCACCTATTGCATACAGCTTCAGCCTTAATCATTTACAGTGCATTCGGATCTGTTGTTACATGGAATGAGTTAGCTTCTATTGATGCATAGAAAACTGCTGGTGGGATGTCATAATTACGTGCCATCTTTAACAGTCCTAGTAGGCTGGCAGTGCAGCCCAATGTATCTGCTTCTCGTAATAGATTGTCAACTAACTGAAGTTCATGATCAACATCACGGTCTTCATCAAAGTCTGCCAACATACCTGCATGACATAGCAAGAACGCAGCTAACATCATTGATGTGTAACCAATTGCTTCTGCATTATCATCTTCACTATCAACCATTGCTTGGCTAATAGTTGTAAATGATTTCATAATATCTACACGGACATTAAATGGTGCATCAGCAAAGTACTTTAGTACACCATCACGTACCTTGATATGATTAGTAGCAAGGTCGATTAGCTCAAGTGTTTCTGTTGTAAGCTCGTCGTGTTTAGCATTAGCATCTAATAGGAATGCCATGATCTTGTATACATCTTGAACAATGTTTAGATGTTCTTTAGTTAGTGCGCCTAGATCTATCTCTTTTGTTGTACTCACTTGTTGTTCCTTTCGGTTATTGTTTCTATTTCTCCACATTGTGTGCAGATAAATTCAGGACAGTCAGTTTTATATCTTGAACAAACTATCCATCTGTATGTGTTGTCTTCTCCACAGCTACTACATTCAGGGCTATAGATATGACTGCACTTAGTAGTAGCATTGTTGTCTACAAACTTAGTAAACACTTTGGAATCTACTCCTTTAGAAAGAGAGAGAGGACCAGGGCTAATGCCCCAGTCCCCTCTCGGTTGAACTAGACTTCTGCTAGTTCTACGGACTTGATAAGTACACGGGTGAGTGGTGCGCGACGATCACTTAACTCAACGCCTTGGCGAGTATCGAACTTGGTGTCTAATTCACCTACGATATTCACTACTGGTGTAAAGCCTTGTCCGTCTTGCATCTCACGCAGTCCTCGCAGTGTGCTTGCTACGCTTTCATCGAAGCAGGCTACTGGAATAGTGAACTTTGCTCGTTCGTTTCCAACCTTTTGGGTCAACTGACCCACAATCATCAAGCCGTACTGGTCGAACTCCTTGATGTTCTTTAACTTACCTGTCACTGTTAGTTCGTTGTTCATCCTTGCTCCTTTTTCTGTTGAGTGGCTTACGCCCCCCACAAAGTGGGGGCGTAAGCCTATTCTTATTTGGATACTAAAACTTTGTCGCAGTTCTGACATAGTTCTAATCTTGATGGTGTGTATAGGTTGCACTCACTGCATACACTGTTGAGACGAGTGAAGTATTGCTGGTCACTCTCTATGTAGCGCAGACCAGGCAACCCCATAAAGAAGTTCTCTGTTGGTCTGTCTGCCATTGAGTTCCAATCTTGCTTGAATTCATAGCGTTCCTCCTCTTGTTCCTCTAGTACTGGAACGTGACGGCAGGTAGGGTCGAAGCAGTCTGCTTCTTTGAGTCCACACATAGCCTTTGTGCCAGAGATAACGTAAATCTTGCGACCTGTGTGTTGAACTGGAGATGCCCAGTCGTGTCCTGATACAGGCTCTGTCTCGATTGAGATAGTGCCTGCTCTGGTTTCTGAGCGGTCACCAAAGACATAGTCCGTGGTGTCGTGTCCATACTTGGACTGTACATCTACCCAGTCCTCGTCTTCTGTGTCTAAGTCATCGTCATCTACTAGCGACTTGACTGCGATAACACGGTCAAATAGACCCGCTTGCTTCATAACATCGAGGATGCTTGAGAGTTTCTCATCATCTCCGTACGTACGTAAATCAGTCATTGTATACTCCTTGTTCTGTGACTGAGGACCCATTTGAATCCATAGCAACGACCACACCACGCAGGGCGGGGTGGTCGTCACTAGAGACTAGAATGGTGTACAGGTACACGCTGGGTAGATTTCTCGTGGTTTGCTGTCTGTGCAGAAGTCACAAGGATCTGGTAGGAATGCAGGCGTGAAGGCTGGTTCTGCTAGATCTAAGTCGTATTCATACTTGGCTTCCCATTGAACTATTTCTCGTGTGAGCAGGACGTTCTGCTGAGATACTTCCACGATCTGGCGCACGTATGAGTTGCATTCGTCATTAAGGCGCATTGCCTTGAAGACAAGACCGATGATGACAAGGACTAGAAGAAGGTCGAAACCATTGATAGTTTGTAACACGATAGTCTCCTTTCAAAAGACTAAATAAAAATTACATCTTTTCTGAAACATAACTGTGCCCTAGTATTTGATGAGATTAGACAGTCAACTACACAAACAGTCGAGGTCTTTGGCTGTCAGCTTGTCTGTCAGCTAGTCTGGCTTTAGTCAGACCTGTATTAAACTAAACTATAGTTATCTAGTACTAGATTCCGTAGTCTGTACCACCCGTAGGGGGGGTCTAACGCGAGCGGAATGTAGTGAAGAAGCTATGCTTCTGAACGAAATGTAGCGAGAAAAGAACGAACCAACTTGACCCACGGTTATTAAGCGACAGCGGAAGTAATACTGTAGAGTCTAATATAATTTATTGTTAGTTGTTTGCCCCTAGTATTATCTATTTGTTTTGTTTATAACAATCTATGTGATTTAGGTAACAATTTGGTAACAGAGCGTTACAAGTCTTCTGTAACAGGGTTAGTATTAGTAGAGGTTATAATATTAAGCAAGCCTGCCTTATGGCTTGCCTATTAACTACGAGACCTTCTACGAGGTCTCGCTATAGTCTTTATAGTATTATATTATAACTAGAGAATAATTAGGTTTATTATGGCTGCTAAAGCTGGAGATCAACACCATACCAGACTTCGGCAAATTGAAGATCAGAGAAAGTTTATTTCATTTCTCAAGCAGGGCATCGATATGGATTCCGCCCTTGCTGCTGTGGGGAAGAAGAAGACCAGCCTAAGAACTTGGCTCCTAGATGGGGAATTCGCGGCGCAGGTCGAGGAAGCTTCTAACTTTGGGTCAGATGCCATTGCCGCCTCATTAGGCGAGAATAAACATAATATAGATTTTGCCACGTTCTCCAGAGAGTTCTTGAACACCGAGGTATTCCCTCATCAGCAAAACTGGATTGACGTTCTTGAGGGTCACGACCCGACGTGGCAACACCCTTCCATGACCTATGAGCCAGGTAACCGCCGTAGGCTCCTGATTAACGTGCCACCTGAACACGCCAAATCAACCACAATGACGGTTAACTACGCCATGTACAAAATTGCGCTTAACCCAAATATCCGCATTGTTATCATTTCTCAGACCCAGACCCGCGCCAAAGAGTTCTTATACTCCCTGAAGCAGCGCATGACTGAAGAGCCATGGCTTAAGATGCAACAGGTGTATGGACCCCCAGGGGGCTACAAGGAGACGGCAGACCAATGGACTGCAGACAGAATTTATCTCGAACGCGAATCAGGAGAGAAGGACCCGACGGTTCAAGCTCTTGGTATTGGACAACAGATCTACGGTACTCGTGCGGATCTAATTATCATGGACGATATTGTCTCAACGACAAACGCGCACGAATGGGAGAAGCAGCTCAACTGGTTGCAGAAGATGGTAGTTACCCGTGTGGGTTCGACTGGGACGCTGCTGATTGCAGGGACTAGAGTTTCCTCCATAGATCTATATAAAGAAATTAGAAATCCAGAGCACTGGACTGGCGGTAAGTCACCTTTCACTTACCTAGCCATGCCAGCTGTACTTGAGTTTGACGATAAGCCTGAGAAGTGGAAGACACTCTGGGCTAGGTCTGATAGACCGCTGGATGGGGCTGACGAGTTTGATGATCCAGAATTGCTTACACCCGATGAAAACGGGCACTTTGTAAAGTGGGACGGTAGGCGACTGTTTGACCGTCGTAGCGAGGTTAGCCCCTCCACGTGGGCACTTGTTTATCAACAGCAAGATGTCGAAGAAGATGCTATCTTCCCCCTTCCCGTTGTTAATGGTTCAATCAACCGTATGCGTAAAGTGGGCAGATTAAACTTTAATGCTCCTGGTCACCCTAAACCAGAGGGTTCTTGGTTTGTTATCATGGGACTCGATCCTGCCATGTCTGGTAAAACCGCCATGGTTGTCTATGCAGTTAACCGAGAGACCAACAAACGGTATGTCCTTGACGTGCACAATATGGCTGAATCTACGCCACAAAAAATTGATAGCTTAATCAAGGAATGGGTAGAAGAATACAAACCCCAAGAGCTACGCATTGAAATCAACGCTTATCAGAAAGCCTTCTCGCTTGATGATCAGCTGCGAATGTGGCTTGCCAGCCGTGGTACGGCACTACGGGAGCACTTTACCAGCAAGAACAAGTGGGATGTTAACTTCGGTGTAGCTGCCATGTCATCCTTGTTTGGTAGTATGCGTGATGGAAAGTACAATCGGGATAACCTTATTGAGCTTCCTGATAACTCTAATGAACACGTTAAGGCTTTGGTTAACCAGTTAATTACCTGGAAGGCTGATACTAAAGGACCAACTGACTGTGTCATGGCACTATGGTTCTGTGAGATTAGAGCAAAAGAATTAATTCAACAAAGTAATTTCAGAACGGCTCATGCAAATAACAAGTGGGCAACAAGAAGAAACGTTGCTATGCAGGGTATTGTAAACCTTGATGAGATGGCAATGGAAACATTGTCAGGTCTATACTAGGAAATTAAATGGCATTATCAACCGAGCAAGTAACCAATAAGGTATTAGCTCTTACACGTCGATATAGTGAACGTGACTATCGCATGGCAGATATTACTGCTGTTCGCCGTGGCAACATGGAGTCCGTCTACCCAGATATGTTCCCAGAGGGCATGTCTCGTCCAATGATTGCTAACTTTGTTGACGTTGCTGCCCGTGACATTGCTGAAGTTCTTGCTCCACTTCCTTCGTTTAACTGCTCAACTCCAAGTATTAACTCCGATAAAGCAAAGAAGTTTTCTGACAAGCGAACTATCATTGCCAACAACTATGTTGAATTCTCTAGTCTTCAGACTCAGATGTATACAGGTGCTGACTGGTACTTAACCTATGGTTTCTTGCCAATCTTTGTTGATGCAAATTTTGACGCAAAGATGCCACACATTCGTATTGAGAATCCAATGGGTTCTTACCCAGAGTTTGATCGCTTTGGTCGTTGTGTGTCATTTACCAAGAAGTACATTAAGACTATTCGTGAATTAGTTGTTGACTTTCCTGAATACGAAAGCGTAATTATTGGAAGTCTTGGTCGTGACATGACTGACTACGACACCAATATGGAACTAATGCGTTATGAAGATGCTGATCAGGTAGTTTTGTTCTTACCTCAACGCGGTAACTTGGTTCTTCGTAAGGCTAAAAATCCAATTGGAATGCTTTCAGTTGTAGTTGCTCGTCGTCCAGGACTTGACTTAGATGACCCCCGCGGTCAGTTTGATGACGTACTTTGGGCGCAGATTGCTCGTGCTCGCTTTAGCATGTTGGCTATGGAAGCTGCAGAAAAATCTGTACAAGCTCCATTGGTTCTACCTAATGACGTATCTGAATTTGCTTTTGGTCCTGACTCTGTTATCCGCACAAACAATCCTGCTGGCGTACGTCGTGTAGCCCTTGAGTTGCCTACTGGTGCGTTTACCGAACAGCAACTACTTGAGCAAGAAATGAGAATGGGTGCTCGTTACCCAGAGGGAAGATCAGGTAACATTGATGCGTCTATTATTACAGGTTCTGGAGTTCAAGCACTTCTTGGCGGCTTTGATTCGCAGATAAAGGCTGGACAGCAAATTCTTGCTGAAACATTCCAGAAGGTTATGGAACTTTGTTTCCACATTGATCAGACTTTATTTGACGAAGATAAAAGAATGGCTGGCATTTACCAAGGTGCACCATACGAAATTAGCTACAAGCCTTCTAAAGATATTAAAAGCGACTACAGTATTCAGGTTCGCTATGGAGTTATGGCTGGACTTGATCCATCTCGCGCACTTATTTTCTCACTACAGGCTTTGCAAGCTGGCTTGCTATCTCGTGAGTTTGTAATGAGCGAACTACCTTGGAGTATGAATGTTGGTCTTGAAAAAGACCGCATTGATATCGAGCGAATGCGAGATGCCCTTTCTGGATCTATTGGAGCATTAACTCAAGCAATTCCACAGATGGCTGCTCAAGGAGCAGATCCTTCAGAAATTATTGAAAAGATTGCTAATGTAATTGATATGAAAAAGAAGGGCACTTCTATTGAAGATGCTGTTATGGAAATTTTTAAGAAAGAAGAAGGCGAAACAGAAGAAGCTCCAGGAATGCCTGAACAACCTGAAGCTCCTGAAGGAATGCAACAGGGTGCTCCACCTGCACCACCACAACAAGCAGGTCAACCAGCGGGACCACCACCAGATGTTGCTAGTATTCTAGCTCGTCTGGGTGGCGGGGCATGACAGAAGAAGAACGATTAGCTTTATTTAGAACTAAATTAAAAGATTTACTTGACGAGTACGGACACACATTTCATAAAGACGGTGCATTTTGTACTACATATTTTGTTACCGCAGAATTTTTTGATGGTGATGGTCAATGGTGGGCAAGTACTATCTACGATGATAAGTCACCAGTATGGCATGTAACTGGATTAATTCAACATGCATTAGAGAATGATTTTAATTACGAGGAAGAAGAAGAGGATTAGTTATGGCACAGCAAGGTGGACCACGTACACAACGTACTAATACTCAAGCCAAACCAGTATCTGGTCCAGGTGCTTTGTCACAGCGTACTGATATGGTTAATAGTGATCCAAATGTTTATGGAGATCGCAAGGCTACTCAAGAAATAATGTCTGGTGCTCCAATGGCTAAAGCACAACCAGTTCCAACTCTACCTCCTGTTGTTGGATTATTTGATCCCACTCAAAATCCAAATGAACCAGTTACTACTGGTAACCCAATGGGTGAAGGTGCTGGTCCAGAAATTCTTAACTTACCTGCACGTACATTTAATCCTTCACAAATTCTTACTCGTTTATCTCAAAGCGATCCATCAGGCGAAGTAGAAATGATATTACGAGAAATGCAAAGTAAAGGCATTTTCTAGTGACAGTGCAACCAGAATTTGATGGGGCGTCGCCAAGCTTTGCAGCATTTACTCCAGAATTAACTCCAACTGTATCTACTTTTGGAAATACTCCAAATGATCCATCTAGTGCTGCCATTCGCAAACTAGATGCAAATGTTGCAAATGTTAGTCCTGCTCTTTATGCTGCGGGTGCACGTACTGCTTTAACTCGTGAAGAAAAAAACTTAATTGAAAACTGGTCAGGTATTAAAACTACGCATGAAAAACTTATGCGTATGCGTGGCGGTCAAGCAGGAGAAGAATTTAAAAAGCTTGAACCTGGTATGCAAGAAGTATTAAAGACTTACTACAACATTGATTATCAAAATAAACCAGACAACGGCGCAATTATTCAGAATGAAACATTTAGAAAAGTTTTAGGTCTTGATGACGGTCTATCTGTTGGTGACGTAATTAAAAGTCCGTTTCGTTTTCTCATGGCAGCTGGAGCACAATACGGTAAAGCAATAAACACTGCTGGCAACATGCTTCAAAATTCAATTATTAATCGTGAATCATTTTGGACTCGTGCTAATTTTGATAAATCTTTTGAGGGCAAGTATCTTTACGATGAATCAATATCAGATGAATTAGTTAATAAGTATGGCGGAGCTGAAAGCTTTGTAGCTATGCATGTTCTTGCTGGTGATACTCCAGGAGAAATTATTGATGCTTGGGGTCCTAACGACCCTGCTATTTTAACTGCCATTAATTCTATGTTTAATGAACCAGAAGCTTTTGGCATTATGGTTGGTGAATTTTCTAGAGCACAACTATCTCCAGGTCGTAACATTGGCAGGTTTGTAGCTAATTCTTTAGGCGTTAGCGTTGAAGATAATAAAAAATTATTTTCATTAACTAGTGGCACTATTGATTTAGCTTATCAAATCTTTGCAGATCCATTAACTTATTTAACACTTGGTGGTTCTGTTGCTGCTAAAGCAGCGGGCAAAGCTGAAAAACTTGCTGCTGCAATTAAAACTGGTGACGATGTTCCCACCTATCTTGCTCGTGCTGATGTTGCTCCAGTATTTGATAGTTACACTCGTGGAATTGGTGACTATACAAAAGCTAAAGAACTTGATGATCCAGCTGCAATGAATGAAGCTGTTGCTAGAATTCAAAAAGCATCTCCTGCTCATGGCACAATTGAAGAGATTGAATTCTGGTCAGGTTTAGGCGTAACAGATCTTCCAAGTCTTGTTCGTCAGTTTGATAATGATGAAACTGGAGCATTTACTAAATTTGTTCGTGGTCGCACAGTAGATAAAACTTATGCAATTAATGGAGCAGATCACGTAAAAAGTTCTCGCGAATTTGTAATGAAAGCAAAAGAACGTACTCGTGAATTTTTTACTGGTAAAGTAGATTACGATGAAACTCCAATTCAATATGCAGATCTTCGTCCACAACTTTTAAGTGACAATGTAAGTGGCGTTGAAATTAAAGCGCAAAAACAACAAAACTTTTTACAAAAATTTATTCAACAACAAGTTCAGTTGCATCCTGGTCGTTCTATTGTTTACCATGACGATGCAAACGTAGCTAAGACTGCTGACATATTTCGCAAGCAAGCATTCCTTGCATTTGGTCGTCGCGATCTAGCTGAAGTTGCTACTATGGATTTCTTAAGATCTAGTCAAGCTGATCGATTTGCAATGCATCGCTCCATCTTTGAATTAAATATGCGTCGTGCTGGTATTCATGGCATGGATGGTGGAGAAGAGTTTATTAAAAAATCTCTTGATGCTCACTTTGGTAATAAAACAACTTGGGAAGTATTAGATAATGCACCAATGCCTGAAAGATTTGGTTTGGCTCAGGGCAGATCAATCGCTGCAACTGGTCCTTTACATGCTAGTCAATTTCAGAATTACGTAACTGCACCAGACTGGAGAGCAATTTCTGAATTTGCTGCTAGTAGATCACTTAATAAAGGTGACAAAAAGTTAATTGAATATATTCCACAAGTAATTGGTGGAGCATATAACCACAGAGTTACTGGTATTGCTACAGACCTATGGACAACTCTTACACTTGTTCCTCAGTTGGGTATTCGTACTGCAATTGACGAAGGCTTTATGTTCTTGATGTACGCTAACGGTGCGTTAATTAAAAACTATGGTGCTGCTCGTAAGTTTAATAAAATCCAAGCTTCAGCAACTGGCGATTTATCTGCTGTTGGTCCAATTAAGAATGGTATTCAAGTTGCTATAGGTAAAGTACTTGGTCGTGAATTTGGTGCAGTAAGAGATATCAGCCAAGAAACACGTATTGATATACGTAAGGGAATTGAAAAGGCTAATAAGAAAAAGTCTCAATGGGAAATTGATGAACTTGTTCGTGCTGAATTAGTTGATCGTGCTATTGCTCGCCGTGCTGGAAGACTAGATCCAGTTAAGCAACAGTGGATGCGCGAACTTATTATTGATAATCCAAATGTTTTGCGTGATGTATCTAGCCGTAACGTAAATGCTGCTGCACTTGGTCGTTCAGATAGCATGGTTACACCAGTACTTTTAGATAGAGGTCAAGTAGACATCTCAATGGATGCTCTTGGTGTTGCACCTAAGGGTTCTATACGTGCAGTTGATACTAGAGACATGTCAGACTCTGATATTGACATCACTATGTTTGATAATATGACTCGTATCTTTAATGATCGTGGCTTTACGTTTAAAACTAAAAATGGTGAAGATCGCACATTTAGTTTTGGTGCTACATTTTTACGCAATAACGGTATTTTTGATGCTGATGATTTTGCAAGAGCTTCTTCTGAGTTAATGCGTAACCTTGGTTTTATTAAAAATGCTGAAGGTCGTTGGATACCAGCAGTTGATGAAGCAGATAACATCAAAGCATTTATAGATAGCACTAGATTTTTTGATAGTTATAAAGATCTTGCAGATGATGCTGATAAGATGCTTGAGTTTGTTACCGCTGGTCTTAAAGATACGTACAATGCTTTTCACGGTGGACCATTACAATACAATCCAAAGTTAATTAAATACTTTGAAGAAGCAATGGCTAACGGAATTACTGATCATCGTAAAATTTTACGTACATTAACCTTTGATGATTACCGAGGATTAATTAAAGGTAAAAGAGTTGAAGGCAGAGTAATGACTGACCTTGACTTTGATGGTGTTACTACTGATCTTGCAACTTGGATTCGTGAGCACGGTCAAGATAAAGCTTTTGATTTGATGGCTCGTCAGACTGACAACATTATGCGCCAACCAGTAGTAACTATGCACTACCTTGCCTTCCGTGAACAGTACCAAGCTGGCGAATTGAAGATGGCTAACGATCTTTACAACAGTCGTGTTAAACAACTTGAAGATGAAGGTAGAGTTCTTAGCGATAAAGCATTGGATACAATTGATCGCAATGCAAAAGAACAAGCAGCTAAAGTATTTGGCAACAAAGCTATAAATGATGCTACTCAACATGTACTTAAGTTCTCTGATAACCCTGCCATGCAGACTGTATTTGCTTACAACATGCGAACAGTAGGTCGTTTCTACCGTGCAGTTGAAGACTTTCATCGTCGTATGTATCGTCTCACTAAAGACTACCCGCTTCAAACCATCTATCGTCTAAGATTAATTAATCAAGGCTTTGATGCTGTAGGTGAAGTACATACGGATCCAGATGGTCAGCCTTATGTAATCTTGCCTATGGATGATGTTATCTACAGTGCAGTTGATAGCACTATTCGTACATTAACTGGCAATACTGAAAGTATGAAGCAACCTTTATTCAGCAACATTACGTTTAACTTAACTGCTGGTAATCCTTCGTTCCAGACTGATGCTGGTATGCCTTACCTTTCGGGTCCAATGGCTTCATTGTCAATCCTTACAGGTAAAGCTTTGCTTGGTAAGTTTGATCCAACAAAGAACCTTGCTGAAGACCTAGATAATACTTTAATGGGTAGCCTTGGTGATAACGTAACGCTTTATAATGCAGTTACTCCTAAGTTTGCACGTAACATCTGGAGCATGTTAAGTCCTGATGAGAAGTCAACACAGGAAATCTCAGCTCTTACACAAGCTATTAGTTACAATCAAGCCAATGGTTATGGTGTTAATCCAAAGGATCCTAAGTACATCTTGCCAGATGGCAGTATAGACACTGCTTTGTTTGAAGCAGATAAAATGGAATACCTAAAGAATACACGCATTAGTGCACACAACATTATTGTTACACGTGCACTATTGGGAATGGTTCTTCCTATGTCTGTACAACTTAAGGGTAATAAAGACTTGCCTGAGTACATGCTTGATTCAGGCGTAGTATCTATGCAGGAAACATTCTATGAAGTGCTAGATCAGGTAAAGCAAAAGTATCCAGATGCTAGTGACCCATATGAGATGGCATTAGCAACATGGATGGGTGATAACCCAGGCAAGATTGCATACCTTGTATCTAAAAAGTCTAAAGAGATTCAACCTATTCTTAAATTTAGTTCAGAAATGCAAAATTGGACTATTAAAAACCAGTCAGATGTTGATCAGTATGGAGCGGGTGCATTACTGTTTGCTCCTAGCAATGGTGAGTTTAGTCCTGGTGTATGGCAATGGGCTACTGCTGCAGGTATAGCGCAGAATGTGGACATAGATGCATACTTTAATAGAATCATTATGCAAGAACATGTTAATGCGTACTACGATTTAAATGATAAAGAAGCTAATGAACTTAAACCACTACCATTTAGCTTTGTTGCAGAGCGTAGAGCAGTTGTAGATAAGTATAAGCAGCAACGTGCATTAATTAAGATGCAAGTTCCTGGTCTTGAGCAACATATGGCTAGTGGTTTAGATAATACTAGTGCCTATGAATTTGCTAACAATGCTTACAACTATGCAATGTCCCCTAATGCTGATGTACCTAAAGATCTTAAGCTTAAAATTATTCAAGCCTATGACATCTACTCAAGGTTTATGAAGCAAGCTGCGTATATTGATTCACTTGAAGCAGCCAATGGATCTGACTTAAAGCGCGAAGAAAAAGCAGCAGCAGAAGCTGCAATTAAAGAACTAATCCGTTCTGATAATACTAAAACTATTGAACAGTATTACAACTACGGACTATCAAAACTAATGAATGCTAAATCACGAGATGGTCGTGCTGGAATTAATAGGAATGGGTAACAATGTCTGTTAATGACGATATTAAGAAGGCAGAAGAAGAGCGTATTGCCAGATTAAAAAACCCTTCAAAGCCTTATGGTCCTGGATTTACTCAGTTAACTCCAGAACAGTGGGCTGCTATAACTGAAGAAACAAAAATAAAAAAAGAAGAAAAGAAAAACAGACCAGCTCCCCCAACAAAAGGTCAAATGGGTGCTGATGCAGTTAAAGCAAAAAAATATCAAGATGCTCTTGAAGCAATCCGCAATGCTAAAACTGATGCAGAAGCTGCAGAAGCTGCTGCAACAGCAAAAGAACTTGCACCTATAGGTGGAACAAAAACTCAAAGTCCTTATCAAGCTGACAGTGCAGATGAACAAGCTAAACTTGATTATCTTACCAACTCTCCTGTTGCTACACCAGATGATGCATTAAGTCAGCGTAGATGGAAGAATGCTTTTATTCCATCTGCTGATGGTGAACTTATTGTTTATAAAGATCCAAAACTTGGAGCCAGTGATCCTAACTCTGAAGTACCAGTATCTTTTATTGCAAATAAATCAGGTAATATTTATCAATCAAAAGATCTTAGACCAGAAAGTTTTAATTCTGCAGTAGCTAGAATTGCAATTGAATATCAAAACTCTGGCAAGTTAAATGAATTGCGTAGTTTATTTATTGCTAATAAATTTGTTACTCGTCCAGAAGATATTAAATATCTTGAAGCAATGAAACAAGCTAGTCCTAACTATGCTGATTCTTTTACAAGAGATATTATTGCAAGTGCGGTTTATCGCACTACAGAATTAAATGCTAATATTGCTAATGCTCAAACATATGGCAAGCGTGTATTTTCTACCTTTGAAGATTTTGTTAAAAGTTACAAGGGTCAATTTAACGTTGACGGCACTAAGGATGGTGGCGGTTACCAATCACCACGCTATGAAAAGAACGTAAGCGTTAATAACTTTGATACTGGTGATATTGAAATTGCACTAGATCAGATGTTCCAAAAATACACTGGTCAGGGAGCAGATACTGAGACTGCTAAATTAATTGCTGACAAGTTAAATGCTATGGCTCCACAGACTACAGAGATTCGCCGTAGTGGTGACAACTCTGTTACCACTATAACTGGTGGAGTTACTGCTGGAGATCAAGCACTTGCAATGCGAGAGCAAGCACTGGCTGATCCTCAAGCAGAGAACTATAACAAAGCAACTACATTCATTAACTATTTCCGTGATGCTTTAAAAGCTCCAATTCAATTAGGTTAAAATGGCTACGAGTAAAACAACAACGGTTACTAAGGGTAATAAAACTACCTCAACTACCGTAACTGAAGATCGTCCTGGTGCTGCTTGGGTTAA